AAAGCGATTTACAAGCACTACAAAACAAGAAATGTTTCGCGATTGTAACGAACACGAATAGTCAGTCATCTGGTAAACTGAAAACGAAATTAAATGCCCGTCTATACCAGTATGATGATTTCAAAGAAGAACTGTTCAAGACAGGTGCTCCTGTAAGGGCGATACTGCCGTACGGGAATAAATACCCAGGCTCATGGTATAGTCGTCTAGAGAAGTTTTTAAGCGACGAGGGATTACAAAAACTAACTAACTCCTTAGGGCTGGAATTAGTATGAAAAACCCGGTTTAATTTAAGTCTAAGGGATTATTTGTTTGGAATTAAGTCTTTGTTCCAAGAAAAGATAAACCCGCCGCAGAACGCCTTAAAATAAGTCGGTAAAGAAATATCTCTAGTAAAGTTAAAAGTTTCTTAAATAAGTAAGATTCTCCAAGAAGTGTTGTATATTTGTAAGGTTTAAAATTAGAGAAGATGATAAAAACGGTTAAAGGAATTCAGTTTGAAGCGGGAACGATGTTCGACATTATAACAAAAGACGCCACATATAAAGCTTATGTTATAACTCTGGATGCCAACACGATGGTTTACAAGACAACGAACCCTATATATCAAGGAGTGCCCTGTGTAACAGGGTATAGAATGGTTGAGTTTATGTTGCAGGACGGAGCGTGGAAGAACTTCAAGAAGCCGAGCAAAAAACTGCTTAAACCTAGTTATTCCGCTTATATCATGTATCTTCACGCCGAACGAGGAATGAGCTCGAAAGATATCGCTTTTAAATTTCCTCAGTTCAAAAAATCTAACATCGAAGCTAGTATCCAGGATTGTAAGAACTATCCCGAACGCCTAGCTAAGAACACGATTAAAGTAAAAATGTACATTCAAAAAATGGGAGAACCGACGTATGATTTCAACAAAGAATAGCAATAAAGTATATCAAATCACAACCGATAAAGGAGACGACTATATCGCTCAATGGGAGGATTTTCCCGAGTCTATAGACGCCGTAAGTTGTGAAGGGATCAAGTACATAAGGATCTGGTCCCCGAGGACGAAGATATTTAAAGCGATAGGAACCAAGAGGTTGGTGGATCAGTTCAAAGACCACCCCTTGTATGTGTTCCTTAAGCATCACCCCGCGATGGCAAAATAAAAGAAAGGAGTAAAACTATGGGAGCAAACAAAGGAGATTATTTAACTGCCAAGCAGGAGAAATTCTGCTACGAGTACAGCATCAGTCTTAATGCCACGGACGCCGCCCTGAAAGCGGGATATTCCAAAGATACGGCTGGATCCATAGGACAGCAAAATATGGCTAAACCACATATAAGACAGAGGATTGAAGCGATGAAAAAAGATGCCGCGGAGACGATGGGAATCACCCGCAATCGTATCCTCCAAGAGCACATGAAAATCGCCTATAGCAGTATCGCTCATCTTCACAGAACATGGATCACTTTGAAAGAGTTCGAGGAGTTGACGCCTGACGAGAAAGCTTCTATAAAGAGTATCTCAACTAAAGTGCTAAAACAGAATATAGGCACCCAGAAAGACCCAGTCATAGTAGACGTCGAATATGTTAAGATTGAACTCTTCGATAAGCAGAAAGCACTGGATGCGATCTCAAATATGCTTGGATTCAATGCTCCTGTAGAGCACAGCATAACACCTGGATCAGGGTTAAACATTAGTTTCGTTAACTATGGCAGAGACAGCGAACCCGAACAGGGTTGAGATAAAGACAGGTACCATTTATCTACGAACCATGAAAGCTTTCCAACAAGGGAAAAAGATTGTGGTTCACAAAGGGGGGACAGGGTCAGGCAAGACATTTGACATCATGCTCTTCCTTTTTTCTGTGGCTATGAATAACTCCGGGCTTGTTATTACAGTCGTCTCCGAGAGTCGCCCACACTTAGATATCGGCGCCATCCGTATTCTCGAAAGCGTTTGCAAGCCTATTGGTTTATGGGGACCCGGACAATGGAACATGACGTCCGCCCGATGGGTATCCCCAAAAGGATCTATTATAGAGTTCTTTTCCGCCGACCGTATAGATAAGGCGCTAGGGGCAAGGCGTGACTGGTTGTACGGCAATGAAATTAATAGCTTGAAAGAATCAGTATGGGATGAGCTTGCTCGTCGTACGGAGAACGTGATAGCGGATTTCAATCCGACGACTCAGTTCTGGCTAGAGAAATGGGCGGATAACTATGATGATGTTGCGATCATCACTTCTAATTACATGGATAATCCTTTTCTTCCCGATACGGAAGCTGGGCGTATTCGTAAGCGTGCAACTAAAGATGCTAACTTCAAGCGTATCCACATAGATTGTGAATATGGTGTTACGGAAGGGCTCATCTACACGAACTGGCAACAGATAGAACGGATGCCTGAAGGGGTGAAAGTGTATGGCTTAGATTTTGGGTTTAGCAATGATCCTACGGCTTTGATCGCGACAATGGAGACAGAGGAAGCGATTTACTTAGACGAAATGATCTACCGGACAGGGATGCTCAATTCTCATATCATTGCCATGTTACATCAGTTAGGGTTGAGACCTCGAGAAGATGAGATAATCGCTGATTCCGCAGAACCGAAATCAATACAAGAAATTCATAACGCCGGATTCGTCATAAAGCCCGCTCACAAAGGACCTGACAGCGTCCGGGCAGGGATTAGCACGTTACAGAGTAAACCTATGTACGTGACTCGTAGAAGTGTTAACTTAATCAAAGAACTTCGTAATTACAGTTGGGCTCTTGACAAGGATGAGAATCCAACCAATAAACCTATCGACTTGTTTAATCACGGCTTAGACGCTGCTCGTTACGCCCTTAATCCTAAGTACCGATTTAAGTTCTCTATAAAATAAGTCCCCGAGTATTTTTTTAAGTTTCTTTTTAGTTGATAAAGAATTTGTATTATTGTGGCAAACAATTATGGCTATGGGATTGTTCAAGAAGAAAAAAACGGTAAAAAGTCAAGGAGAACTCCGGCAGATGCTTTTAACAAGAATCATTGGGAATAATCCTATTGTCTTGTATGATTACAACCGAGAGGATTTCATTTCTAAGGGTTATTCTAGCAACGCGGAAGTCTATGCCATTATTAAGAAAATGACGGATAAATGCAATGTCGCCACGCCGTATCTTTACATAGATAACAAGGCGGTAAAAGGGGCAAAATACTTGACTACTCAAAAGGCCAAGAATAGTATTTTGAACGTCTGCAAGCATAGGTTGGAAGTACACAAGGCGCTGGATTATGCTCCCGAAGACAATGATTTAACGAAATTGCTCAAAAGGCCTAACAGCCTACAGACATGGCGTGAATTCATAACATTATTCCGTATCTTTTATTTCGTACAAGGTGAGGCATTTATGTATCGTTACGCAGGGAAAAATAACTGCGCGATGTCTCTTCATATTGTTCCCGCCCATAGCATGCAAGCGATCATTGATGGCGGTGTCTTGGTAGGCTGGAAGTACGACAGGATGGACGGACATGTTCGTAATTTCGCCGCGGAGGATGTCTTGCATTTCAAGATGCCTAATCCTACATTTAACAACAATTATTCCCAGTATCGTGGAATGTCTCCACTGATGGCTGGGTTGAAATATTTACAGCTAGATGACAAAGCTGTTATCGGCTGGATCAAATCTATTGAAAACGAGGGAGCGAAAGGTATCGTTTCCCCTAATCATCCTAACCCTGAACTTTGGTTGACAGAGAGTCAAGTAACGGACGTACAAGAACAGATTGAGCTGAAGATTCACGGCAGCGAGAATAGGAATAAGATTTCTGTCTCCGGAATGCCGTTGCAATATACACATATTGGATTATCCCCAGAAGCTCTAAGTATCATTGAAGGCTTAAAATACGCCAATGTGAAGTTATGTGATCTGTGGGGCGTACCCAGTGTCTTGTTCGATGCCAACCCTACTTACCAAAACCAGAAAGAAGCCGGAAAAAGGTTTCTTTTAGATGTTGTATTACCTTACTTAAATAGCGAGGAAGATAAGTTGAATAGCTGGCTTGTCCAGCCTTTCAATATACGTGATTCAAAGAATTATGTCATTGATTATGATCTTTCCGCCTATGAAGAGTTAAGACTAGATATCTCAGCTGTTGACGCTATGTTAAAAACACATTCTATCAATGAAGTTCGTGTTATGCAAGGCAGTGACGAAAGAGAGGAGCCATATGCGAATGAAGTGATGATTCCTCAAGGGATGGTACCGTTAAGTGATTACAATGTAACAGATATAGAGGTATGAAATTAAGACGTTACATACAGATTGAAGACAGGCGGGTGGCTGCTTACGAAAAGAAGTACGCCGCGGCAGTTTACAAGGCGTTAAGACAGCAAGTTAAAACGTTCTTGGAAACCAACGTCTTTGATGAACGTCCGATGGCGGAAGCTCTCAAATCTATGTACATGACTGTTGGCAAGGATTACTTGTCAAGGCAATATGAACACTTGCAGAGGAATATCATTGAAAAGAAAAAACGGTTTTTTATCTCTATCTGGGAGTTTTGGCTAGAGGAGCAAACGAGGAAGCTGGGCGCAAAGATAACAGGTATTAACGATACTACGCATCAGCAGCTCAAAGACGCATCCGCGAAAGCCGTTCAAGAAGGAATGGTGTCTGGGGCTACATTTACTCAAATTCAAGAAGAAATACAAAGGAGGTCCATGGCAGTCATTTCACCTTACCGTGCCCGCATGATCGCCCGGACGGAAGTAGGAGCTGCAATCGCGGAATCAAAGACCCATTCGGCAGAAGACTGGCAAAGAGAGACTGGGATGCAACTGGGCAAGCTTTGGATCCACCGTGGAGCAAAAGACCCTCGCGACTGGCATATGAGTCTTGATAATGGTGTACCTATCCCAAAAGACCAACCTTGGATAGTAACAAATCCTAACACCGGGGAGACGGATGCTATGATGACCCCTCACGACGTATCCGCAAGCGCGGGAAATGTTGTTAATTGTAGTTGCCAGGTTATTTACGTACGCTTAAAATAGATATAGATATGACAAACAATGATATACTCATAGAGATGTTGAAAGTCATGGCGCCCGTCGCACTTGTTGGCTTTTCATTCTTACTGGTAGTTGTGTTAGGGGCTTTTGTGGGCTATATTATTTGGATTATAAAAAAAGGGACAAAAGGAAGTTCATCGGACACCGGTCCTCTATAAAACGATTAAGATATGGAAGATCTCATATATAAGAACCTCTCGGAGGTGAAAGAAGTCGACGAAGGCATTATCGTTGGATACGCCAATGTTTATAATGTGAAAGACAGCGATGGCGATATCAGCCTTCCAGGATCTTTCTCGAAGACGGTAGTTGAACGACATAACAAGATTCGTATCTTTAAGAACCATACGCCACTATTAGTTGGTGTACCAACAGACTTCGACTTGAATGACCCGTACGGCTTAAAAATGACAGGGAAAATGTTAATGACTACTCCAGCAGGAAAAGATACGTTTGAGGAAGTGAAATTCCTTGTATCGAACGGATATGAGAGTGGTTTAAGTATCGGTGGATGGGTTGTTAAGAGAAGCACAAAAAATGCCGCAGAGGTTGTAGAATACAAGCTTAAAGAGGTTTCT